AAAACAATATATGCATTACATATATCTAAATCTTTTACTTGCTCATTCCTATTCTACATAGATAATAACTGTATAAAAAGCCCTAAACCTTATACTACACCTTTTCTTTTCAGTGTTTATAACAAAATTAATTTTGTTTATTATTATCATTAGGAAGCAGGGTAATAGACTAACAATGTATTTATATGTATATTTTCTTTATTATATATACAATTTCATACATTATCTATTAAACGCTCTGACAAGTCCTACCATTACTGGTGGAAAGTATAACATAGAAAAGTAGTTATACTTATTGACCTAAATAATTAGGTCTTAACATTGATTAAATGTTTTTTCTTCTAATGGCAACCGCCAACTTTTTGAAGTCTTTCTTCTAATGGTAGCTGCCATATTTTAAAGGGTTTTAAAACTATCTAAAAAGTTAGTTCCATTAGTTGAATTAAATCCATTAATAAACAGGTTTAATTCTTTTTGAAATTGGTCTTCTTTAAAGGCTTTAAGTGCATCATCAGTATTAACACCAACATATTCATCTAATTGTTTTAAGGCTATAGCTAATGCATCAAGTCTATCATCGTGTTTAAGACTACCTCTTTGTTTAGTTATATGTGTTAATTGATAAATAAGACTATAAGAAATATAATCAGGGTCTTCTAATGCCCTTGTGATATCTTTTTTAATCATAGATAAATCAAAAACTAACTTATGTTGATTTAATAATGGTTCTAATGTATCAATAATTCTAACTTCTTTTTGTGTATTACTTCTAACTGGTTCAACTTCACAAGGGTTGAATTTCATTAAGTAAGGTGTGAATAATTTATCAAACATTCCATCACCAAAGTTAGACTCAATGAATACCTTTTGAACTTTATATTTTTTTGCTTCTAATGCTAACTTCATTAAGTTTTCTTCTTGATAACCACCTTTCATACCACCTACTTGTCTAATAAAGACTTTACCATGTGTTAAAGACACAATAGCATAACCTTGTTCATCAGAACCTTGACCAGAAGGGTCAATTGCCATAAATGTTTGTTGAAAGTCAATAAAATCATTATCAACATAAGAAGGTGAATAAAAACTATCACCAGTGAAACCTATATTAGGAACATCAGTAATAACACTTGCTGTATTTTGACTATAACCTATTGATACTGGTGCTTTATCACCTATATCATAAACTATCATATCACTTTGTTTTAAAGGGTATTTATTTGCATCTGATAATGTAGTATCTAACATATATTGTAGCATATAGTAAGACTTACCAGTAGAGTATTCTCTTTCTTGTAAGTCTGATAATGAAAATCTTGTATCTGTTGCATCACCTACTTCATAATTATAAACACTTTTTAAATCTTCAATGTATGGTGCTAATTTACCTTCATATAATTCAATCTTTTCAGGTATTTGTGCTGGATATATTCTAACAAGAAATCCTTTTGAAGGAAATCTATTATAAATACTATCTAATGATTGTGGTGTTCCTAATGCTAATATAGAACTATGACTATCAGTTTTTAGAATAGAGTCAAACTCATTTATTTGTGTTTGTATTTTTTGTCTCATTATTTCTGTTGCACTGTTAATAGAAGTTTCAACATCATCTGCAATGATAAGTGTTGCTCTATTACCTTGTAATTGACTTGTTATACCTAAACATTTAACAGAAGGTTGAACAGAACTTAAAGAACCTGCTACATCAAAAGACATAACACTATTTCTTTGGTCTGGGCCTGGTATCAAATGGTTTAATACTGGCAAATCTGACAATAAACTTTTAATATAAGTAGAAATTGCTGTGGCATGAATACTTGTTGCAGATATAATTAAGATTTTTTCTTCTTTATTTCTTAATAATCTCCAACTTGCATATATACCAGTTATCAAAGTTTTACCTATACCCCTGAATGCTTCTAATAAGAACCTTTTATTACCTTTCCCTATTTCTTTTGCAATATCTAACTGCAATGGTGTAGGTGGTGGTAAGTTTGTCATTTTAAAAGCATATTGTAAGTATGTTGGAAAATCTTGTAATAGATTTGCTAAATACAGTTCTTCTTTTGAATATTTTTTTCTTTTACTCATCTGTTTTTCCTATTAATTTTTTTTTAATGGTATTGACTTAACTTCTAATAATTCACCATTATGCATTTCTAAATCTAATGTCTTAAAGTCTTCTAATAAGTTTAACATAGGTGTATCTTCTACATCCATTGCACAAACAACACTATTATTCTTTAAGAAAGAATTGATTTGACCTAATTCGCCAGGTGATAATTCTTCACCTGACTTTAACCTTGCTGTGAAATAATCAGACATTAACTTATGTATAACATCTAAATCATTTAATGTTGCTTTTTTCATTATTTTATTTCCTCTTTATATATCAACCTTCCATCAATAAAGAACTCTACTCCAGTTTGTGTTGGATGTAATTTTAATTTGCTTCTATCTACATTTGGAAAGTTTTTTAAAAATCTTTCTTCTATTTCTTGTATTTTAACTTTTTTTGTTCTTTTTTTTACTTTTGGTTTTGGTTTAGAAAACATTTGTTCTAATGTTTTCACCTCATCTTCTGAAAAATCCATTAATGTTTGTTTCATTGTATTTCCTCTAATCTTTTTATTGTTCTGGCAATTCTATTAGGATTACCTTTCTTTGTTGCTTTAATTGCATTTCCAAGTGCTTTGGCAAGACTTTTTTGACTTTTCCATTCTTTATTTAAAACACCAGCCACTTTTGAACCTAATCTATAATTATGTGTTCTTAATTGTATAAGTTCTTGTTTAATTATAGGGTCAGCATTTTTATAAGTATCAAACATATCTGATAATTGTTTATCTGAATGTTTAATATATGCTTTTGATATTTCTTTACTTTCATCTTCTGTTAAGTCTGCTGTTAAGTTTTTTGCATCATTACCTCTAACACCTAATGTATGTTCTACTTTTTGTATTAAGTAGTCATTTACACCCCATTCTTTTAAGGTAGATTTAGATTGTTGTCCAAAATCTATACCTTCTCTATTAGTCAAACCTGATTTACCCATAACTTTACCTTTTTGCATAGGTATATGGAAAGTATTAGGTGTTTTACCACCTTCATACTTCCTATTTGTTTCTACAAAACTGTCATAATCAAAATCATAGTCTTCTATATTTACATTTTTAAATAATTCTTGTATCTTATTCATTTTAATACCCCCCTTTGAAATATTTGTTAATGAAATCATCTTGTTTTAAGTTCATTTCACTCATATCTTTTTCTTTTTGTTGTTTATATTGTTCTATCAGTTCTGGATTTTGTTTAATAAAGTAATTCTTAACATCTGATTTATGTTTAGATATAGTTCTACTTATCATTTGTTTCTTTGTTCCCTTAACTGCTTCACTTATACCATCTTTTCTTAATTTTCTATAAGAAGGACTATTAACTAATCTTTCTAATTTATCTCTCAAGTTGAATTTTGTATCTAACAATCTTCTCATTGCATGGTGGTCATCATCATTTAATTCAATTTCAAACCCTTTATATTCAAACTTATTATTGATAGGTGATAATTCTACTTCTAATCTTATAAGTTCTTTAAGTCCTTTTGTAATTTCCATACTATCTTTTTGTTTTACACCATACCACTTTCTATCTTCTTCTACTTCTTCACCAAATACATTTAGTTTACTTCTATTTAAGTCAGTTGTGTATTTCTTTTTAAGTATATCTAACATAGTTTTTGCTTCTTTCATAGTATCTTCTCTGTTTATTTCACCAGCCATAGAACCAAATGGAACAAAACTTGTTGCAAGATTTTTAAAGAAGTAATCATTTTTACCTTTTATAGCATCCATCATATCATTAATACCTTTCATCCAAGTCTTTGAAGCAACATTATTACTTATAGATAACATAATAGCATTACCTAATTCATCTATTTCTTCTAAATAACCTTCACTATCACCTTTACCTCTTGCAATCATTTTATTGTGGAATTGTGCCATATCAGCCATAAGTCCTAATGAAGTTGCAACAGGGTCTAATCTATTGTATTGATACCAAGTATCACCTATTTTAATAGAATAAGGTTGAATACCTGCAATTTCCCAGGCTTTTTCTTGTCCATATGGAACACCACCAGTAATAGTCATACCTGTATCATCTTCATTAAATGCCATACTTGCAAATGTTCCATAAATAATAGTTCCCATAGTCATTTGTGCTAATACTTCATCTCTTTCAACACCACCTGCTGCTAATTTTCTTCTTATTTCAGATGAAAATAGATTTAACCCTGGTGTTCTTCTTGTAGTCCATTTAATTAAATTAACTGGTGTCTTATAGAATGGTAATACAAATTGTAATGGTGTGTATTTACTTCTTGCTTTTTCAACAACTGATAATAAATTATCAATATCTAATGAACTTTTATCACTTGGAACAATATCTTCTGTGAAAGTTTGAACTCTTGCATAATGTAATGCTTCTTCGTGTAATTCTTGTCTGTAATGTTTTAATAAGAACTTTTTTTCTTCATCAGTAATATTTGTAGTTTTTTCTACTTTAAGTTTTTTATATATTTCTTCAAAATCTTTCTGGAACTTATTTATTTCTTTAAGTGTAGTTCCTTCTGGTAATTTTTTACTTTCTCTAATAGCAATTTGTTTTATCTTTCCAGAATATGCTGCTCTTTTAAAACCATCATCAACTGTACCTAATACTTGATAAGGTGTTCTTATAATTCTACCTAATTTATCAATTGCTTCACCTGACATTGTTCCTTCAAGACCAAATGTTTCACCAGATATTGCTCTATTGATAATATTTTCTGCTTGTTGATAACTATCTAATTGACTTTGTTCTAATATATCTTCACTTTCTTTACTTGTTTTTTTATTTAATACACTTTTAGATAAGTTTTTAAAACTTTTTCCCATATGTGTTAATACTTCATTATCATTTAATGCTTTTAATTCTTCATAACTTAATTTTGTAGAACCTTTTCCACTTAATTTACCAAACCCATAAGTCATCCAATTTTCTAATTTTTGTGTTGTTAATTTAATAGTTGAACCTGCAACATTAACTACTTGTGTAGAAGGACCAGATAATATAGAAGTTCTAAAACTTTCTAATAATACATCTACTAATTTTTGAACAAAACCAGCATCCTTAAATGTTCCACCTTTAATATGGATTTCTTCTCTAACATTTTTAAAGACCATAGTAATATCTTCCATTTTATTAGAGTCTAATAATTGTTGTATTATTTGTTGTCTTTGTTTATCAGTTTGTTTAGGTGTTTCACCTATTGCTTTTCTAAACTTTTCAACAGCAGTCATATAAACATCTTCCATAGTTCTATCTTCTTTTGAAAAGATATTTGGTGTTTTAATTGATGTATAATCTATATCTGAATGAACTTTTAATACATCTTCAATCTTAATATTACCAGAAGCAAGACCTCTTGCTACATTTTGTTGTAATATTTTTGTTTCTCTTGAAATAATTTCAAGGTCTGAAAATAAGTTTAACATTTCATCAGTTTCTTTTGCAGTAATCTTTTTAATACTTAATAATTCTTCAACTTTTTTACCTTTTTCATTCATAATAGTTCTAAAACCAGTTAATGTGCTATCAAGATTTTCTAATTTAATATCTTTAAGTATTTGTGATACCTTTGATTTAGTTGATAATTTAGTTTCATTAGTAAATGCATTATAAATACCAGATGCTTCTCTCATAACAACCTTATGTGGCTTCTTACCTATTAAAACATTTGCTATTTCTTCTGGTGCTTCTTCAACCCATTTATTTTTAAGGTCTTCCATTTTAAAACTTTCTGGCCCACCTTTACCTATCAATTTTCCCATATCATCTCTCATTTGTTTTGCAGAGCTTAATATTTCATCTTCTGTTAATTCAGTATTCTTTTTTAAAAAGTCAAGATATTCATCATAATGTGTTGCAGATTTTTTTGGATTACCTACAATATATAATGCTTTTTGAAAATCATTTTCAAAAGTTAATTGTATTTTTTTATATCTTGGTTGTGCTTTCTTTAAGTTTTTAGGAAGTTGTGCAGTGAAATCTATTACATTCTTTTGATACTTTTCACCTAAATCTTTTTCAATTTGTTTAACACTTCTTTCAATAACTGTGAAAGTATCTTCATCAACAGATAACTTTTCAGCATTAAAATTAGGGTCAGTTTCTTTACCTCTTGGTTTTCCCATTTCAACAGGTTCATCTAATTTATGTTCTTTAATAAAATTATATCTTTTTTCTTCAATATCTAATATTTTATTAACCTTGGCATTATCTAATGCTCTTAATTCTTCAACAGACTTTACATTAAAGCCTGTCATCAATTTACATAATGTATTACTTATCATAATTAATTACCTCCTGTTATATTACATTCTCGACCTAAATCTTCAAATTTTGGTAGTTTTGTTTTTGCAAAACCTTCTGGATTTGCTTCCATATTAAAATATTTCTCTAATCTGTTATTTATTTTCATCTCTAATTGTTCTGCTTCTGTATATTCTTCAAACTTTTTATCTGATTTTTTTATTTTAACTTTTATTTCCATATCCTCTATTTCCTTTTCTATTTTATTTAATTTTCTTTGTATTCCTTCTTGCATATTAACATAATCAGGGTCATCTAACATTTTTTCAACTGCCTTTTTATCATTCTTTAAATCGGTCAATTGTCCTTTTAATGTAGGTTTTGTTTTAACTTCTACTTTTTCTTTTGGTTTAGGTAATCCTAATAATTCTGCATCTAATGTTTCTAATTCTTCTTCTTCAATTTTCTTTAATTCAATTTGTTTTAATTCTTCTACTTGTTTTAATTCAACTTGTTTAGTCTTTTCAACAACTTCAACATCTATAATATCTTCTTCAATTTGTTTTAAATCAGGTCTAACTTCCATTTCTTTACTGTTTATAACTTGTAGAACACCTTCATTATATTCTTCTTCAATTTCTCTTACTACTGGTAGTTGTTCTGTTGTTTCTTTAACTATAAATTCTTCTTCTAATTCTTTAAGTAATTGTTCTTGTTCTTCATCAAATTGTTCTAATTCTTCTTTTTGTTTAGTGAATTGTTCTACTTTTTCAACTTGTTTAGTATCAGTTCCTTCTTCCATAACTTCTACATGACCTTTTATAATTTCATCTACTTCATTTTGTGAATAATTTTTATGTAATGCTGCTTTTGTTGTTTTATAAGTTTTTATTATACCTAACATTAAAGTATCACTTATTCCACCAAGAACTACACCCTCTACCATATTTTTTAATCTACTTTCTAAATCAGTATCATCTTCTTTTGTTCTCATATAATCAAATAGTGCATTCTTAAAATCTAAATCTTCATATAATAGATTACTTAATCTTGGGTCTATTCTATCCCATACAGACATATCTACTATTGCACCTTTTATCATACCTTCTGCAAAAAACTTTGACCTAAAACCACCTGCTACACCAAATGGTCCAATAAATTGTGCTAATGAACCAGTAATTTCACCTGTTATTGTTTGCGCTTCATCAAATTGTCTTATACCATAGTCTAAACCTTTTAAAAGTTTATCACCTATAATATCAGTATCTCTATTAACCACAACCATATCAACAGTATTTCTTGTACCTTTTAATATTCCTAATACAGTAGATTTACCTATATCTTCAAACCAGTTTCTATCTGTTTCTGGTGTTTCCATAAGTTCATTATCTAATAATTCTAATTCTTTTACTTCTGCTAATTTTTTTGCATATTCTTTTGATATTTCTTTTTGTTTTTCTATATCATTAGGAATATCTGTTTCAACCTTTTTAATAATTTCATTTTCAGTTATTGGTTCAAAAGTTTCATCTATTTTTATTTCTTGTGGTAATTCACTTGCTTGTGTTTCTTCACTAAATGCCATAAATGCTAATGGTGCCATTAACAACCATTCTTTATTTTCTTTTGTGAATGCATTTAATGTTTCACCTCTTTCACCTTCTTTATATTCTCTTATTTTAATACCATTTTTTTTAAGTATTTGTTTAGTTTCTTTTGATGTTCCTTCTGGTATCAATGCACCTTTGAATTCACCTAACTTAACTTTTCTTAATAATATTGCTTCAAAATATTCACTTGGTGATTTTTTAACTTCATTTTGTAAATTAATAAACATTTCTTGTGCTTTTTGACCATATTCATCTCCTAATACATCACCTTTATATAACATATCTCTAAAATTATCAAAAGATTTACTACCAGAATAATCAGTAAAACCTAAATCATTTGCTAAATCTTTTTCTTTATAACCAATATCATCTACATATTTATCCATTTCATCTTTTGTCATTAACAAACTTTTATTATCTTTAATTGCTTCAATTGATTTATATCTTTCTGCTATTTCTGCTTGTGATGCATTAAACCCGTCTTCTGTATTGATTTGTCTTCTACCAGTTTTTCCTGCACTATTACCAGTAATACCGTATATATGTTTTAATACATTGTCGGTTGTTGCTTCATAAGATTTTCCATCTTTTTTAAATGTAGGCTTATGTTGTTGTTCTTTATTTATTAACCATTTCTTAAAACTTTCACCATTAATACTTTTTTTACCTGTGTCTCTTTTATATTCATTTATTAAAGAACTATCATTAAAACTTTTATCTAATTGTAATATTTCGTGTGGATTAACTGAACCACCATTTATTAAGTTATTAACTTTATCTTCAATACCTTTTGGTGCTCCATATGCTAATTTTGTTTCATATCTAATACTTGGAGTTCTTGTAGAATATATATCTCTATTCCATACTTGATTATTTGTATCTTTAGGGTCTATTAAATTTTTATTACCTATTAAAGATATATCACCAAACTTATCAAAACCTTGTGTTGTTTTATTCCCAGTTATAGCAACAGACATTGCTGGCATTTCACTATTAAATACTTTTTCATTAAACTGTAATGCATCTTCACTTATATTATGCATTACAACTTGGTCTGCTTCTTCTTCTGCAACACCATAATTTTTAATATTATTATTTTCTTCTTCAAACTTTTTAATTTTATTATTGTTTCTAATTATCATCATTTCACCCATAGGTTTATTTGATAATTCTTCATTAGTTCTGTTTAGATTATATATTTCTGTATCATTATTCTTTGATTGTTCTGCTAATTCACCAAGTTCATCAGCAGATAATTTACCTATACTTTTATCATCACCTGCAATTATTTTTAATAATTTACTATATGTAGCCATATCTATTTCCCCTTATTTTGTAATTTTTCTAAATCTTCATCACTTAATTCAATTTCTTTGTTGTAGAATAATTCTAATATATTAGAAATTGCTACTGTTAAATCTTCACCAGTTAATTTATTTAATTCTTTAAAGTCAATATCATTTGTATCAAATGGACCCCAATCAGTATCAATTAAGTTTTTATCTTTTAAAGTATCTACTGTATAACCTGTCTTTTCTTCATATTGTCTTAATTCATCTCTTTTGTTATAATTAAATATTTTTTCTTTATCTTCTTTAATTATTTTTAATTCTTCATTAGTTATTCCACTATCTATTAATTCTTTTAATACTTTAATTCTTTTCTTCTTATCTTTTTCTTTATAAAAACCTTCAACTTTTTTAATTTGGTCTTCACTTATAGAACCTTCATATATTTTTTTTTGAACTGTTGTTAAATCTTCTTTCTCTTTTGTTTCTTGTTCTTCTGTTTTTGTAGTATCAGCACTAACAAAATCAGATACAGTATCATAAGTTTTACTTATAAAACCTTTATCATTTTCTTCATTTATTTTGTCTTGTTCTATTTTTGCATCTTTAATTGCTTGTTCTTCTTCTTCTTGTTGTTGTAATTTATCTTCTTCTTGTTTATTTAAATCTACTACAATTTGATTACTTATTTTTCTTACTTCACTTAATGGTGGATTTTTACCATTTTCAATTGCATAATTTGTAATATATTCATTAAATGCTTCACTATATAATTTTATTTTACCTTGGTCTTTTTGTGATACATTACCAAATTCATCCATTGGAACTAAACTGTTAATAGTAGTTTTTTCTATATCATTTATACCTTCTTGTAATTTCTTATAACCAAAGTCTTGCTTTTTATCTTCTTCATTATTATATAAACCTCTTAATTTTATATAATCGTTCTTTGATAATTGTGATTTAAAAACTTCAAATGCACTGTCAGTCATTTTACCTTTTAATATTACTTTTTCTGCTGCTGAATATATTTCTGGATTAGAACTTTCACTAAAATTACCAATATTTTTTAATACTTTTAATTCTTTCATTAACCCTTTAAATTGTTCTGGCTTAAAGTTTTTTGCATTACCTATAACATCTTGTTCTAAATCTGCTAAACTTGATTGACCATCATATAATTTTACTAATGTTTCTTTATAATTTTGTTCTTTTAATACTTTAATTTGTTCTATTTGTGTATTTCTTAATTGTGATTGTTTTCCTTGTAGATAATTTATACCATTATCAATAATATTTGAATAATCAAGATTACTTGCTAATTCTATACCATCTTTTGTAGTTATATCTACTAATCTTTTTACTTCATTTTTCCAGTCAAAAGAAGGATTGTCTTCTTGTTTTTCTTTAATATGTGCTAATGCAGTTTTTAAATACAATGAACCACTTTCTTTTTTTGTCATTTTATATCTACCATTTTGATACATACTTATTACTTCTTCATAACCTGCACCACTATCAAACATTTCATTTGCTTTTTGATTTAAGTCTGTGAAATAATTTTGTTTTGATATTGTTCTTTCTTCTTTAATATATTTTTCATCATAATTTGCTAATTTACTTGTATAAGTATTCCAAGCACTTTTAAAATAACTTTCACTTTGACCACTTGCTTTTAATTCTTCACCATATTCTAAAAACTGTTTATCTATATATGTTCTTCTATCTTCTGGTGTTAATGTTTCTGCATGTTCTATAATTTCATTTACTTTCTTTGAACCTGCTCTCCAACCTTCTGTTGTATCAAAGATTGACTGTTTTTTATCAGTATCTTGTTGTATATTTGCTAAACCTTTACCAATATTACCAATTAAACTTCCCCACTTTTCTACTTTTTGTGCAGAAGCAACTACTGGCATATTTATTTCTTGTACTCTACCAGAAGATAATTGACCTAATTTTGTTCTTGGTGTCTCAACACCTTCTATTCTTGTTCTTTGTTCTTTATTACTCATAATAATTTCCCTTTTTTTTTATTTTTTAAAACTTTATATTTTGTCCAGTTGAATAACCTGACAAACCACTTCCTGCTATTTGCAGCATTGCTGATAAACCACTTGTCTTTTGACTTTCTAATTGATTTATTGTACTTTGTGTTTGCAACCCAGTTTGTATATTTTTCATACCTTTTTGTGCTAATTCTGATTTTTCTTTTGATACTAAACTACCTTGTTCAAATGCTTCTTGCATAAATACATTTGCTTGTTCTCTTAATTGTGATTGACCAGTTAAACCTGTATCTGCTTGATATGACTCAATAGTTGATACTTGTTGTAATGATTGTCTTTCTAAATTAGATAATTGCTCACTGTATTGTTCTCTTATATCTTTTTGTTCATATTCTGATTGTTTATATTGTGCTTCTTGTCTTTTTATTGCTGCTGCTTGTTGTTGGCTTGCCGCCTTGTTCTGTGCTGATATTTGCATCATTGAACCTGCTGCTTGCATAATTCCCATTGCCATTCCCATAATATTTTACCTTTCCTTTTTTATTATATGAAACCTTTTAAAGATTTCACCATTTATATTATATTCTTGTTTTTCTATTGTTGCATTACAACTTTTTTCTAACCATTTAAGACTTTTTTTATAAGACTTTGGACAGTAATTATATATAACATCATATCTTTCTAAAAAGTATTCCACTGCTATCTTACTGTTTCTAATTAAGTTTTTTGCATAATATTTGATTTTATCATCTGTTAAGAATATACCTACACCTATTTTATCATTTTCTTTATCTGGAACTACTCCAAATATACCTGATACTTTATTTCCATACATAATTAAGAATATAAAATCCTCTCCATAATCTTCGACTGTTGATTTCAATACATTTTCCATTGTATCTCCTGATAATGTTTCAACTTCGAGTTTATCTTCTTCTTTCAATTGAAGTTCTATAACCTCATTGTAATATTTATGTATATAACCTATAACATCTAATTGTTCCATTTTTTCCCCTATTTTTTTTTTATTTTACGTTTACACCAATTACTGCTAATAAAGCAACAATGATTGCACCTATGATACTTCTTACTGTCCAAGTAATAGAACCTTCTATCTTTTCAATCTTCTTTTCATGTGTAGCTAATTGTTGATTTATTAGTTTCATTTGTTCTTGATTAACTAATATTTCATTTTGTTTTTCTACCATTCTATCTATATCCTGACTTGTTTTTTCTGCTATTTTTGTCAAAGATTTTATTGCTAATTGATTTTCATGTGATAATTCTACAAAACTTTGGAACTTATCTTCTGTTAAGTTCATTTGTTTCACCTTTTAATATTTTTATTTGTCCTTTGTAGATTATTAGTTTTTTCAACCATAATTCTACATTATAATTCCCTGTTTTTTTTAATGTGTTTAATACATTTTTATTAGGATTAGGAAACCCGGGGTAATAACATTTGATAGTTAATTTCTCCTGATTATTTCCACACCCCTGCATCAAAAACATTAACCCCATCAATACTAATATTGTTGATTTGTTTAAGTTTTTCATTTTGTTCCTCTAATTGTTTTATTTTATTTTTTAATATTTGATTTTCCACTTCCAGTTCGCCCATTCTCTTTGACTTGAAATGGTCAAATAGATTTCCAATTACTGAAAATATTTTACCAATACCAGTTAATGCACCTATCATAACTACTTACCTTATTTTATTTTTGGTTTTTTTTTAAAGTTTTCTATTTCTTTTTTTAATTTATTTAAGTCTTCTACTTTAACATTTCTTTTAATTAAAGCAAAACCTCTATTGATAATATCTAAATATTTATCATCTTCTTTTGAAGGAGTTAATTTTACTATTACTCCTAAAACTGTTATAATTGCTGTTAATACTACTATTACTGTATCAAAGTTTTCTATTGTTGTGTTTAATATGTTTTCCATAATTTATACCTTTTATATTGTTGTTATAATAAATGTTAATAATTCATTATATCTAATTCCATATCTATTACCACTTTGTGTAATGATATCACCATTGTCATTTACTTCTTCTTCCCATTCATCATAAGTGAATAATCCATATTCTTCTGGATTTAAGTCTTCTGAAATAAATATATCTCTAACTTCTTGTGCAATAAAACCTGTATGTATTCTTGCATTAGAACCTTTTGTTTCTACTGCATCATTCCATTTAAAAACTTTTACTGCATTTTTTAATTTAATTGCAACTGCTTTCTCTTTATCATTCAATGTTCTTATTTGTTGTTTTTCTCTTTCATCAGAAGTGTTTATAGTTCCATTTACTGCGAATACTTCACTCCATCTGTTTGATGCTCTACCTAATGATTTATCATTGTCATTTGCTGGCATAAATACACCATCATTTTTTAGAACAATTTTGTTTCCAAATGTTCCACCAAAATATAAATCACCAGTGCTTGATAACATTGGAGACCAATAATTATCATTTATATGATACCATCTTGGACTTATTGAATATTCCATACTATTTATTGCTAATGAACCATCACTTTTGAATAAAGTTGAATTACTTCTTACAAAATAATCTCCATCAGTATTATTTGAATTAGTATTTCCAGAAGTTCTTACAATAGAACTATATTCTGATACATAACCATAACCACCATTATCTGTTGAAGTAGAATTATCAGCATCAATTATACCACCAGAAGAAGCATAAAATCCTGTGTTTATATTATATGTAGAAGAACAATTATCAGCATCAATCATACCACCATCAGTAGCAGATACACCATAAACTTCATTACCTATAATAGAACAACCATCAACTTGTAATCTACCTAAACCTCTACATTCAGCACCATTTGTTTTATTATAATGTGATTTACCACAAGCAGCACCTAAAAATGAATTATTTGTACTCCAAAAACCATTCAGACCATTTCCAGAAGAAATAGCATAAGCACAAGTAATAGCACCAGATACATCTGATATAAAACCATCTTCTCCATTACCATTAGTAGTAGAGAACTTCATTCTCATATTTGCACCTTCTGAATATACACCTCTTTTTCTATTAGAACAAGAAGCAACATAATTACCAACTAAAGAAGTTCTACCACTACATGCAATACCTTGCTCACCAAAACTTGATACTCCAAATGTTTCACCTAATTTTACTGCTCCTAATGGATTAAAAACAGCATTACTACTTTCACCACTATGAACTATTGGACTTGAAGTTATTACACCGTGTGTTCCTTCTGTTCCAGTATCATTACTTGTATTATAATCACCAACTATTGCTATATGATTTAATTCTCCTAATGGTTGCCCACCTTCAAATCTAAAACCATCACAACCATTAAATTTTATTACTGTTTTAATTATTCCAACAGTTCCACCTGTAATTGTTGAACTTTCTATTTGCTGACTTTGACTTCTATTTTTTACTGTAATATGATTTGTAGCAACTGTAATTACTTCCCATATACCAGCATTTAATGTATGACCATTAGTTCCTTCAACATCTACTCTATTTAATATATAATCTCCTACTTCTATATTAGAACCATCATTTACTATATATGTAATATTATAATCTTTTACACTACCTGTAATACCACTAATAGATGCTAAACTTGTTTGTGTTATATCTTGACCATTTATTGTTATATTATTTGCAGTTGAAGAATTAACTACTACTTCATTTGTTAAAGTTATTGTTCCTGCTGGTAAAGTAATATCTAATGTTCCTATACATTCAATATTATCTAAACAACTCAATAAAGTTTCTGTTTGTTCTATTGTTGGATTACAAATAAAATTACCACTTGGAATTAAAATTTTTGCACCTTCATTTATTGCTAAAACAATATTGGCAGTATCATTATTTATACCATCACCTTTTGCACCAAAACTTTTAACATTAGTTAAAATTTCATTATACTTTATCCATCTTCCAGTTTCTATATCATTTACTTTAATTATAGAACCACCATTATCTGTTTCAGTAGAAGTTTCATTCCATTGGAAATCTCCACCACCACCATCAGTAGAATTATAATATCCTAATAATTTAATATTTTCGTGTGTTATTGTTGAAGTTCTTAAAACATCAATGTTCCCAACTGTTTTAATTCCAGAACTATTTAAAGAACCTAAAAATAATAAATCATCAGGTGTTGTACCTACCAATAATTTTAATTGTTGTTCGCTTACAGGAATAGTATGGAAAACCACACTATTATTTATAATATCATACTTTGTTGCAGATACTTCTACATCATCTAAAAAAACTTTACAGTGGCTATCTGAAAAGATTTTAAAATCACTTGTATATATTTTTATTATTCCGTTTGTGTTAAATATTTTTTCACTTATCATTTTATTTACCTTTTTCTATTATTTGATTTCTTAAGTTTTCTCTTTTAATGTTTATTGTTGTATCTTTTAAATATAATCTTTCTAATTCCCTAATAACTATCCAATCTTCTTCTTTTAATTCACTTTTTGATTTAAGATTTAATTGTTCTTGTTTTATTTCTTTAATTTCTTCTTCATTTGGAACCCATTTACTTCTTTCTTCTAATGCATTTATTGCTTCTTCTTCTTTTTCAAAACCTGGCACAATTGTACCATTTATAACCCATTGATTATATTTATCTTTATAATTTTTCATTTTATTATCCTTTTATAACATAAATAACCAAGAAATATTTATATTTCCTACTCTATTTACTATTTGTATTTTACCACCATTATCTTGCACAAAAACACCCATATAACCATCAGTAGTTCCTGCAACACTTGCAACAGTATCAGCATAATATTCCCAGTTCCCTATTTCAGAACCAGTATCTCTATATAATTGACAAGAACCACCAACATCAAAAGATATCATAACATACCATTGATAAGGATAAACATCGTCCCATTTACCTAATTTTAAAATTATTATTCCACCAGTGTTTCCATTTGTATCTATATCTACTATTGTATTATCTGACATAGATGCTGCTCCACTTCTTATAGAACCAGAAAACTCCATATTATTAGTTAATATATCAATAGGCATTACTGCTTCTATATTAGTTTCATTAACTGTTGCATCAGAACCTGCTGCTCCTGTATCACCTTGAATACCTTGAATACCTTGAATTCCCTGTATCCCTTGGTCTCCTTGTGTTCCAGTTTCACCCTGAATACCTTGAATTCCCTGTATCCCTTGAGGTCCAGTATCACCAGTTAATCCTGTTTCACCCTGTATTCCTTGTATTCCTTGAATACCCTGTATTCCTTGTATTCCTTGGTCTCCTGTTTCACCTTGTATTCCTTGAATACCTTGTAATCCTGTATCACCTTGAATACCTTGAATACCTTGTGTTCCTTGTAATCCTGTATCACCAGTTAATCCTGTTTCACCCTGTATTCCTTGTATTCCTTGGTCTCCTGTTTCACCTTGTATTCCTTGAATACCTTGTAATCCTGTATCACCTTGAATACCTTGTTCTCCAGTTAAACCAGTCAAACCAGTTAAACCTTGAATACCTTGGTCTCCAGTCTCACCAGTCTCACCAGTTAAACCTTCTATTCCTTGTATTCCCTGGTCTCCTTCTATTCCTTGAAGTCCTTGAATACCTTGAATACCAGTTTCACCTTGAATACCTTGAATACCTTCTAAACTGTCCAAAAAGTCTTGTTCTGTTCCACTATTTCCTTCTTTTATCCATACTTCAAATGCACTAAAACCTTGTGGTCCTTCTATTCCTTGTTCTCCTTGAATACCTTGTTCTCCTTGAATACCTGTCTCACCTTGAATACCTTGTGTTCCTTGTAATCCTGTTTCACCTTGTATTCCCTGAATTCCTTGTTGTCCAGTTAAACCAATAGGTCCTGTCTCACCAGTTAAACCAATATCACCAGTTAAACCTGTTGCTCCTATTTCACCTTCTATTCCTTGTATTCCTTGGTCTCCAGTTAAACCAATATCACCTGTTAAACCAATAGGTCCAGTATCACCTGTATCACCTTTAATTCCTTGAAGTCCTTGTTCTCCTTGAATACCTTGAAGTCCTTGGTCTCCTTGTATTCCCTGTATTCCAGTTTCACCAGTAATTCCCTGAATACCTTGTAATCCTTGGATACCTTGCTCTCCTTGAAGTCCTTGAAGTCCTTGGATACCTTGTTCTCCTTGAATACCAGTTTCACCTGTTAAACCAGTTTCACCCTGTATTCCTTGTATTCCTTGTGGTCCTTCTATACCTTGTAATCCTGTATCACCTTGAATACCAGTTTCACCTTGTAATCCTTGGTCTCCTTGGTCTCCCTTTTCACCAGTATCACCAGTTTCACCTTTCATAACTGAATATTCAGTAATAGGGTTAATTGGTATATTTATTTCACTATCATATTCTTCTGAACAAATTTCAGGGTCATAAGTTGTTTCAAAATCAAATGTATCAAAATCATCTGGTGTATCAAATACACAAGTCTTATTACCATTCTTTTTTACAAATACTTCATTATATTTGTTATCTATATTATCTAATTTCATTTTAATTACCTTTAATTCCAGTTATTAAACAAATCAGTTATATCTTCATTGTTCTCTAATTTTTTTTCTAAAGAATTAGAAAATATTGTATTAGTTTTAATAAAGAGCTTCATCATTCCAGTTTCTTCATTTGATAGAAGTCCTAATGCTGCATTTCTTTGTTTATATTCTGGATATTTTTTTATTATTATTTCTTTACATTTTATTTTTATATCTTTTATTGTCATTATTCTCTCCTCCTACCATCTAATTTCTATATATTCATCAACACTTGACATCAATTTAGTTAATTCTTTAATTTCTTGTGTCATAGCGTTTCTTATCATTGTTCCTTCAAACAATATCTCTTCTAAACCATTTTTAATTATTACATCTTGTTTATCACCATAACTTGGATTAGGTAAGAATGCTACACCAATAATTTCATATGCTTCTGTTGCTTGAATAGTGAAACCTTTTCTTGGCTTAACCAAATCCCACCACATATCAAAAGCATGTGGTGAATTGCTAAACATCTTACTTGGATGATATGTTACATCATAATCACCTATATACATTATATTTGTATTGAACTCATCAGCTCTTTTGTAATCACCATTACTTGTAATAAATACCATATCATATATAGCCATATAACTACCATTTGAAAAATCAAAACTTAATGTATCAATTCCAACTGTCATTGTTCTTTCAATTTTATTTAATTGAACTCCTGTTTTATCACTTTCACCTTCAAAACCTACTAAACTTCTTGTGAAATATACTATATCTGTATCTATTCCTACTTGAATACCTTTAAAATCTAATACATTAGTAGTTGTCATAAATGGTTCTAAAGACTCACCTATATATAATCTATAATCATAAGTTAATGTTGTTTCTTCATTATCAAAAGTGAAAGATAATATATTATCTTCACCTATATATACATTGGCATTATCTATTGATACTTCTAATTGTGGTGCTTTAAAAGAACAATCTATACTTATTCCTGTTTCTGAACCACCTTCACAACCACATACACCTGCAACACCTTGTGCTCCTTGTAATCCAATAGGACCTTGCGGTCCTTCTATTCCTTGTATTCCTTGGTCTCCCTTAATACCTTGGTCTCCCTTGATACCTTGTAATCCTTGAAATCCTCTAAATCTTTCCATAATTATATACCTTTACTTTTTGCAGAATATATACCTTCCATAATTGCAGAATTAAGGGTAAAACCTTTATCTTGAATAGAGTGTATTTCTAATGTTAAATCTTTAACATATCCGCCTAATCTAATTTTATTTGTTTGTTTTGTATCATTTAAAACTTGTTTAGTGTTTATTGCTAAATTTCTACCTTTATAATAAACATCCATATTATAATATGAACCTATATTACTACTAATTTCTATATTTTTTAACTTTAAGTTTCTTCTAAAATCATCAATCTTTATTTGACCAGTAGGAAATCCCCAAGTTGAAAACTGAAAATAACTATCATAAAGACTATATACTTCACCTTCACCTTCAATTGTTCCAACGTGGTCTGCATAAGATATATTTTCTTCTAATTTTTCTATATCAATTTGTATTTTTTTTATTGTATAATTTAAACCATCATTGAATAACATTATCAATTGATTATTTAATATTTCTATATTACATATATCTTCTTTAAAAACCCACTTATGCCAAGCACCTTGTGTTTTATCTTCACCATTCCAATTAAAATTATATACATATAATTCATTTGTAATTTCTTCACTTAAAAAGAATAATACATCATTCTTTGTATTTCCTTTTATTTTTTTAATATTTTTTGGAATATAAGTAGGAATATGTTCAGATATATTTGTAGCATTATTTGATACTGTATCTGGAACTATATAATATTCTCTTATTTTTGAATACTTATCCTTATTCACTGAAAAATAAACATTAGGACCTATTGACTCTGGTTTTGCTTTGTGATTAAAACTATATGTAGTTGAAGTAGATACACTTGCTGTTTTTGTACTTAATGGTCCTTGACTTGACAAAATAAATTGTTCTTCATCACCAAATAATAATAAATCTTTTTGATAATTTACAGCATATCTTAATTTTAATGATTGGTTTGTATCAACACTTACATCTATCACATCTGTATCTACTGTATCAGTCATTGTTGTAGGATAAAAGTTATAATATTCATTTGTTTCACTTAATATAATATTATCATTAGATAAAAAACCTAATCTATTTCTATACATAAACATACTTGTTATTGTTTCACCTATAAATGATGCATCTCTTGCTGTATTTGTATCACCTACTTTTCTTGTACTCCATACATCAGTTTCACTATTTAATACATTACCAAAAGTATCTGTTCTTACTAAACCATCATTACCATAAAAGTAGAATTCTGGTGTAATACCATCAACTTTTAAACCTCTTACTAATTTATGTGGCAAAGTATCTGGATTTGGTAAGAAACTTGTTCCAGGTCTATTACATTCTTGATAATTTCCTTTTTCTGTGAACTTTACATAATAATCATCATAATCATTATTTGCATTTCCTGTTATTTGTATAACTGTATCTATATATTTTAAATCATTTGGTAATTTATTTATAGAACTTATAGAACCTTGCCAACTTTCACTCGCTTGTTCTCCCCAACTATCATAACCTGACATTTTTGCACTTCCATTTCCTATACATACTTTTAATATAGAACCTTTTGTACTTGCAGTATAATTAGGGTCTCCTAAATTATTTATCTTATTTTTTAATGTATTTGTTATTACTTCAGAGTCAGAACCTGTTGTTCTTAATATTATTTCATATTCATCATTAATTGACACTCCTTGTGAGTTTTCAGATGTGAATAAAGTAGTTGCAGTATTGCTTGTAATTTCACCATACCAATTTTTTGTTATATTATGTAGAGTGAAACCTATTAATGCATTTGTAGGAAAACTTTTTGTACTATCAGTTAAATCACCAGAATTATTATTTGCAGTTGCTGTTCCTATATATACTTCACTATCAACTTTTATAGTGTAAGTGAATGGATAATCACTATCAGTTCTTTTAACCCAATAGAAAAAATCACGGTCCCAATTTGTATCATCAGTATATTCATATCTTATAGGATAAGTTATTAAACCATAATCAGTTTCACCTAATTCACCTGTTGACTCTTCGTGTACTGTATCTCTTCCTATCCAAGAATATTCAACTGTTATATTATGTGGAACTATACTATCTATTAAACCATCTTCATTTAATAAAGTTTGTGCTTTAATGTTAGTGAATAAAGTTTGTGCATAAGAAGTTAAATCAGTTTGACAATCTGCAGGTATTACTGTAATATCATCAGTTGTTTCTATATAATCTGTTCCATCTATATTTATTGTTAATTGTAATCTTCCCAACATATTAGTTTCTTGATAAGAACCACAACTCCAATAAACTTTATTAACAAATACTTGATATTTATACCATTTTGTTTTTATTATATTAGTTTCAGGTTCATCTAATAAGTCAGTAGTAATTGTTTTATTAACTATAAATGTAGTATCTTTAACTGTAATACATTCTAAATCTTCAGAAGGTTTAGAACATTTTAAATAATCATCTGTTCCTTCATCAATTAAATTACCATTATCATCGAATACTTTCCATATTCCAGACCAAAATAACATAATATATCTTTCATCTCTATCACCTCTATCATATGTATAAATATAAGGTTGTCCTTTATTTTCTAATAATTCTATTTCTGCAATTATTCTTGCAGGGTTTCTTCTTTGTAGTCCTTGTGCAATACTTGGAACACAATTTATCATTATATTACATTGATTATCTAATTTTATTTCATCAGTTTGTTCTGATACTCCTCCATAAAATGAAGGTAGTGTGCTATGTATTAGTGCCATAACTATTATCTCCTTGTAGGGTTAGTTGTTCTATCTATTATTCTGCTAACATTGTCATTATCAAATATAGAATAATCATTCTGTTCATTTTCAAATCTTTCTAATTTTCTTCTTGCATTATCTTCATCTCTTAACATTACTTGTAATAAATTAGTATTACTATCTAATCTTTCTGCAAGTATTCTTGCTGCTCTTAATGTTATATATTGTTGAAAAGAATATGGTAAATCATCAAAATCTAAATCCCATGCTATATCACATTTTATATTTTCTACATCTTCAAATTTGTATGTATGAGTATCTTTATTGTATAATTTATAATCTTTCACTACTATATTTAAAGTTCTATCACTTGTTTTTAATGTTAAAACATTTGGTGGAACTGCAATATAATCATCTTCGTTCTTTGATAATGGCCATTCTTCATCTGTATTAATTATCCAACCTTCACTTAATATTTCTGTTGTTGTTTGATTTATTATAAAGTATGCTTGTTCTGCTTCAAATATTCCTGTATGCACTTCATCAACACCTAATAATGGTTCACCTATATTTTGCAGACATATATTTATTGCTTCATTTCTTATTTTCATTTTATTTTCCTTTTATTTTTTTTTATTTTTTGTTAGGTCTATATAAAACCAACTACCTTGGATAAAAACATTTACCCATACACCTATCATTATTATTATTTCTATTAGTTCCATTTTTCCTCTTTATTGATTATTATCGACTATTGATTTTGAAAAAAAAATATTATAGATGAAAATCACCTATAATATTTTAGTTTTGAGGGGTATAATTATTATACTTCTTCTGCTTGAGTAGCGTCTATAATAAACACACATCCTGGATTTAAAATACCCATTCCCAATGCATAAGATGAAGTCATAAGGTATCCTAATTTGTTAAAGTCATAGTTAGACTCTGTTTTTAAGTCTAATAATTTAACAACACCTACTGCATTTTCAGTTCCAACAATAATTTGATTTGCTGCTAAGTTGTTAGAAGTTAAGATTTTTAATCCTGCTACCATTTCAACATTACCAGTATCTAATCCACCATTAGTGTTAGTGTAGTCTTTATTTACTGCATTAGAATTAACTAATAAGTATTTTTCTTCTGGTCTTACAACAATAAATCTTTCACCTGGAACGTCTTTACTGTCTAATTCTGTTTGTGCTTTGAAGATTGCTTTTAAGATTTTTCCACCTTTTTCTTCATCAGTGTCTGCTGCTAAAAGTCCTGCACCATATGCTGCACCTTGAACTGTTGGTTGACCTACTGCTGGAGTTGCAGTGATACATGCAGTTAATTGTGAAATTACACCTGCATCAATTTCTTTTGCTAATTTTCTACCCATTTCAGTAGAATATTGAGTTCTTACTTCATAGTGAGCCATTGCTTCTTCATAGTTATCTACAAATACTGATGCATATTTTAAATCATCAATAGAGATTACTCTTTCACCAGATGCTATTGTATCTGCAACTACATCTGTTCCTGGAACGTGTGTTCTTACAGAGCTATCAAATGCTCCGATTACTGGAAATGATGCTGATTTACCGTTTGCTATAGTTCTTGATTGAACTAATTCTAAAAATATATTCTTTGTTTCAAATGCTGTTAATACTTCAGATGAGAAGATTTTTAATGCGATGTCTTTATTTGATACTCCATCAGTTCTTGATGTTCCTATCATATTACTTGGATTTTGTGCCATTTTGTTTGCCTTTTATGTATATAATTGTTTTATAAGTTTTACTTATAATGTTGTTAAGTTTATGTTATATATAAACCACCTATGTGCCTTGTATAAGGCTGTCTTATCTGTTAGATACTTTATCTGTTTTCTTTTAATCTGTTTCTTTTTAATGGTATCCTATAAGTTTATTACCGCAGTAATTTTGCACATAGGGCATATAAATCAACAATTCTAAAAAATATAGGTAGGAATGAAAAAAACCTACCTACATTTATTAAAACAGAGGAGTTATAGTAGTTTTAAGTCTTTACGGACTATAAGGCCTTTCCTTTTTATTTGTTAGGAAACAACCTTATTCTATAACCAATTTGTTTTTTCTACTTTTCTTTGAACCATTGCTCTAAAAGTAGGGTCTTTTTTGTATGCTTGTGAAGACATATCTTTCATCATTTCAGTTTTTGTTTCATAACCTAAACCTTGATTAGATGTGTTTTTATCACCATTAACTAATTGTCCTGGTGTTTCTGTCTTATATCTGTTATATAAACTCTGTATAGTGAATGTTGCTACTGCATCATTTACATTTATTGCACTATTGAATGCATCTTTATCTGCATCTGATAGATTATCACTTGCCCAAGAAATCATTGATTGATATTCACCTTCGCCACCTATTGTATTATAGATGTCTTGTGCTTTCTTTTCTACAACTGCTTGTTGTCCTTGAACATAGTTATCAACCATTGCTTTTGGAATACCTGCTTCTTCTAACTTTTTATAAGTTTCTTCTGTTAAGTCTCCATTTTCTTGATATTCTGCTGATAATTCATCAAAATTAAAACCTTTATCTTCTGTCAGATTTTTTGCTTCTTCTGTTGAAGGTGTCTCTGTGTTTTCTTTTACAGTTTCAGATACATCTTGATCACCATCCTCATTAGATTTTTCTTCATTTAAATTGTTTCCTAACTTCTTTTGTAATTCTTGATAAGATTTTTCTAAATCTTCAACATTATTGAACTTTCCAGCATACATTTTTTCTTCATCTGTTTTAAGTTCATTATTCACTCTTTCTTGATTTTCATCAAACTTGTTCAACATATCTTGATTATGTTGTTCTACTTCTTCTGTTGTTTTTTCCATTCTATATTATTCCTTTGTTTTTATTCTAATGGCAACCGCCGTTTTATTCTGGTTGATTACCTAATTCTTGTGCTGCACCTTGAATTAATGCTTCACCACCACTTGCTGCCATTTGTTGCATTGCTACTTGGTCTGCTTGTTGCATCATTTGTTCTTGTTGTTCTTGTTGTATAGATTGTTGTGTTTTAATTAAACCTTCACTATCTATATTTAAACTATCTGCAACCCTTTCAATAAATACTGATACATTGGCATACTGATTAAATATTTCAGGGCCTAATATACTTTGTAATGTTTGACTAAATGTAGTTAGTTTATTGAAATCATGCGTTCTTGATAATGCATCTAAACCAGATACTACTACTGGCTTAACTAAATCAGTATCTAATTTAATTTTTTGTTCTTTCATCAGTAATCTTACTAATGGTTGTTGAAAGTCAATAGATAATATACTATATATACCACCTAATGCATCTTCTAATTCACTTGCCATTAACTGAACTTCATATGCTGTTGTTCTTTCACTATCTCTTCTTGCACTTTCATTTAATAAGAATGCACTTGCTAATCTTCTTTGTATATCATTTTGTGTATTATATGCAACTGTCATATCGTGTGCTTTTTGAACTTGTAATGTAGTCACCTCATTCGCATTTCCTTCTATAATTGCTCCATTACTTGCTTTTGCTACATCTTTTGCTTTTGTAGCACCCATAGGATTAACCATAAATAATACCTTACTTGATGCTGCTGAACCTTCTACAATTGCTTGTGTTAATGCTTCTAAACTTCTTAAATCTCCAATGTATTGTTCAACTAAACCTCTACCATAATTTTCATTACTTATAGCTGTCCATCTTAATGCTAACCAAGGTAATGTGTCTTTATCATATTTTCCTACTGATTGTTCTATTTTAATTTCTTCAACTTCTTGCCATACATCGAATTTACCTTCTTCATTTAATATAATACCTGTATAGATATCATATTGTTTGAATTGGTCTGGTTCTTTTATTTGACTTTGCACATCTTCTGGCAAATTAGTTTTATTTGTTTGTTCTTTAATAATAATTTTAAGTATTGAACCATCTCCACTTCTTTTTATTACATATTGACTTAAATCTAAAACTTTTATACCATTATTTGGTTGTTTGAATACTAATACATTACCTGTTGATATTAACAATTTAAACATATGGAATGCACTTACTCTAATTCCTTCTATTTCTACTGTTGATGCTATAATATCTTCTAAACTTCTTAATGTGTTTTTAATTTGTTCTGCTTGTTCTGGTTGTTCTTTTTCAACTATTGCTAATTCATTCTTATCTGCCATAAACTTAAAGAATGGTTGGTTAGGTGGTAATAATGCTAATAACAACTTACTACCTAAATTATTTACAGCTCTACTACCTAAACTTTGAAATGGAGTAGGTAGAGTATCTGCTTCTTTGTGGTCTTCATCAGTTAATAAAGAAGGTATAGTCAATTCAGCACATTCTATAGCTCTATCTAATATATCTTTTCTATCAATTGCCAATGAATTGTATTCTTTTTTTAAACTTTCCATATCTAATTACCTTTTATTCTATTCTACCAAGACCTACACCACTATTTAGTGTGTTTGTTGGTTTTACTTTTTTTATTTTTAATTTATCTTTCAAAGATTTCTCTTTAATTTGTTTATTACTAACGCCTGTCTCTAATTTTGCTTCCTCAACTGGAGCTATTGGAGCTGGTGCTGGAGCTGGTGCTGGAGCCTTGCTCCCGCCGAATAATCCACCCATATTACTTACCTTCCTTATTATTTGTTAGACTTTTTATATAGTCTATTATTTCTATATTACCTACAAGTTTACCTAAATCAAAATCTTCTAATTTTTCTCTTGGTATTCTATCAGGAACCATTTTTTCTAATATATCTATCAAGTTATTTAATGTCATATTATTGTCCATTGTTACGTACATCATATGTTTGCATAAACAAAACTTCATCCATTATATATGTATATGTCATATTACCTCTAACTATCAGTCTATCTTCAACAATTATCATTGATTTAACATTTTCTATAACTTCATCTATATTGTCTTTTGTTAATATTCTTATGTTCATTTTTTCTCCTTTTTGTTTCTACTAATGGTAGCCGCCATATTATCAACCAGAATGAACAAAAAGTATGATGTCAAAAACCAGAATGAACAACTTTAGTTGTGAAATGTTAGTTGGCTTATGCCATAACAATAATAAATATAACAACAATGTTATACTTAACAACAATGTTCTACAGAATAAAAACAAACTGATAATGATTATCAGAATGGCGGCTACCATACGAGGGTATATCTTCCTTAATACATACTCCCTCTTGGTTTTTTTGTGTTGTATAACATTGATAACTATGTTTTTGTTGTATCTAACCCCTGGGTGGAAATCCTAATCATCATTTGTATCAAATGATTATATCTTCCACTAATAAGTTTGCTTAACTTGCTTCTAATGGTAACTGCCATATTTAGTAAACCAAAAAAAAGGGAAGTAGTTTTACCTACCTCCCTAATTTTATACCTATTTTATACAATATATTTAATACCATTCTTTTATGTTCTTGGCATATGTAGAACCTTGTTCATCTAAAAAGATATCCATTGTGAATAGTTCTTCTGTTTGTCTATTCTTTGCTATTGTCATATGTTTTTTTCCATCTTCATCTTTTGTTAAGAATATTGATATATCACTATCATACATAATATTACCACTACCCTTAAAACTTAATCTACCAGACTTTAAATCTTCTTCTGATATTTGGTTAATTAAAATTATTACAATGTTTTTTGTTTGTGCTAATTTACTTAATGCCTTACTAATATTACTAAAATGAATATGTTGTTCCTTTGTAGGACTTTCAATTTTCATCATACTATCTATAACAAATAATTGAACACCACTATCTGCATATAATGTTATTTCCATTATTAAACTATCTAATCCTCTACTTTCATCATCTACTATTAAGTTTTTTAATTGATTTTCTGTTTTACAGAACTTTTCTAATTTTCTAACTACCTTTGCTTCTGCCATTTCAAAATTAAAAAATACTGTGCTATTCACCTTTGCCATATTTGCTAATATTTCAAAAGTTATATAAGACTTACCAGTATGACTTGCACCACCTAATGTTATAAAAGAACCATGCTCTACACCACCTCCTAACTTATCATCTAATGGCTTAATACCACTTTCTAATTTAAGTTTTTTTGGTTTAGAATTAAAAGTCTTAATATAATCTGCTGCAACTATACCTGGTCTTGCCTTACCTTCATTTTGTATTAAATTTAATAATTCAAGTTTTAAACTGTGATATTGTTTGCTTAATTTGTATTTTTCTTCTCTATCTATTTTACATTCATTATTTATTTTATATTCTAAAAACTTAATCTCTTTTTTAAGCCTTTCCATTGTTTTTTCATTATTCATTTTTTTATTCCTTATTAAAATGGAGCGT